CTTTGTGATCGATGGCACGCTGGCCACCAATCCGCCCATTACCGCCGATAGCGACGGTCAATCCTTCGACATTCAAGCTCCCGCAACGCTCACGGCTACCTGCCCATCTGACACTTATCAGATGGTGGCTATCCTGTTGGGCATTGCGGGCACCACGGCCGCCGGTGAGCAAGTCACGTCACCACTTCAAGATGTGATCGTGTCGCCGAACCTGGCCCAGGCCACCGGCCCCGTGGATACGCGCAGTGATGTTAAGAAAAACCTCGATGCTATCAATGCGTGTCTCCTGGGTAACACCGACCCCAGCGTCTCTGAGTACATGATTAACGGCCGCCAGCTCCGCCGTTTCCCCCGCGCCGACCTCATCAAAGAGCGTTCATTCTGGCGCGCTCAATACAAATCCGAACTCCGCGCCAAGGGTGAGTATGCCCCGCGCCGCGTGATCGGTTTCCGCTTCACAACGAGTCTGTAAGGGAGCCGCATGGCACACGTTGAACCAATCAATCGCAGCATCGTTTCCCGGTTTCGCGGCGCTCTCGATGCGTTCATGGGCAAGCGTTCGCTCACTTCCGATTCCACCCTGGCTCAGCTCGGCGGTTCCAACGGATACTCCGGATTTCAGGCTGCAAAGCAAAACCGGATGAATCTCGATTGGCCCTCCGCATCGCGCTCCGCCGATCAGGACTTGCAAGTCGATCTTCGCAAGCTCCGCGCCCGCGCCCGCGATCAGGCTATCAACTCGCCCATCGCTGCCAAGTTTTTACAGATGGTCCGCACCAACGTAGCCGGCCGCCACGGTGTCAAGCTGGCGTTCAAGGTTGCCCAGGTACGTAAGAGCAAAAACGGCAATGGCCTCGATGAAAAGGCCAATGAAGAGTTGCGCCGCGCATGGCGTGAATGGGGCAAGAAAGGTTCCTGCACCGTCTGTGGCCGCTACTCGTGGCGTGAGGTACAGCAGCTCATCACTGAGAATACGGCCCGCGACGGAGAGCAGATCATTCGGAAAGTGTATGTGCCTAAAACCGTCAACCCGTTCGGCTTTCAGATACAGCTTATTGACGCCGATCAGCTTGACGACAATTACAACCTCATGGGCCGCGCGGATGGAACGCAGATACGCATGGGTGTCGAGGTGGATGCCAATCAAAAGCCCCTCGCCTATCACATCTTCCAGGGAAACCCCTACGAGGCGTCGTTCGGCAGCTCCAACCGTGTGCGCGTGCCGGCCGATCAAATCATTCACTGGGTCGTAGCGCACCGCACCGGCCAGACGCGCGGTTACCCGTGGATGGCTTCCGGCATGGGCCAGTTGCGGATGCTTGACGGCTACTTCCAGGCGGAGTTGGCCGCCGCGCGCATCGGCGCTTCCATGGTGATGTCTATTGAGACGGCCAAGGATGCCGATCCCGACGCCGACGAAATTGAAGGCGACGGCGTCAACGCCGATGGCTCCAAGGCTATCGACATCGGCATTGGCAGCGCCCTCGACCTCACCGGCACGGGGGCCACGCTCAACAATCACACGCCCACGCATCCCACCAACGCTTTTGACCCGTTTACAAAGCAGTCTGGACGGCTCATCTCATCCGGCTTTGGTGTTCCCTATCATTCGCTGTTCAACGATCTCAGCGGCGTCAACATGAGTTCCGCCCGCATCGGCGAGATGGAAGCGCGCGAATTTTACATGGGGATGCAGTACTCGATGATCGATAACGCGCTGGAGCTTGTCTATGATGCGTGGCTGGGCGCTGGTCTTTTGAATCAAGCTATCGCTCTTCCCTTTGCGGAGCGTAAGCGGTTCTGCGGTGAATTCCTCAAGTGGGAGCCGCGCCGTTGGCCATGGTTCGACCCGCTCAAAGACGTACAGGCCATCACCCTTGAAATCCAAAACGGGCTGGGAACTCACGAGGAAAACCTCAACGCGCGCGGCCTGGATTTGATGGACGTTTATGAGGGCCTGAAGCGTGAGCAGGATCTCGCGGACGAAATGGGCTTGGCGCTCGGCACCGATATTCGCGGCCAGGGCACAAGCGAAATCAACAACGAAGATGAGACGCCCGAGGATGCTGGCAGCGGAGAGCCGAAAGAGGGCGACGAAAAGCCAGCCACCCAAGGCACCGGCAAACCCGCCAAGCCGAAGGGCCAAACCAAGCCCGCGCCCGCGAAACCAAAAGCCCGTGAACTCACGCGCGGAATGCACCCCGCCAACGCCGCGCTGTGGGACTTGACGAAAGAGGACGAACAATGAAGACACTGATTCGCATCACCCTCATCACGCTTGCAATGCTTTGCGGAATCGCATCGCTCCCCGCGCAGACCGTGAAGACTGTACCCTGTTCGTCTTTGGTTGCCGGCACACAAGGCACGGTCACTGTGACCGCCTCCGATCTTGGCGGCTTGACGCCTCTCACGGGCATTGTGTCCTTCCAGCCGACGTTGGCGAACGGCATAGCGGCAAGTTACCAGATGCCGAATGGCGGCCAGTCCATCTCTCTAGCCTGCACAACCTACGCTGTGGCGGGCGTGTTTTCAATCACCCTTCCCGATGTCACGTTGACTACGCCTCCGGACCTCTGTTTCAAGGTAACCGCGCAGCTCAACGGCACACAGGTTCTGGGGCCGGGCTACTCATGCGTTCAACCTCACGGGACCGCAACCTCGCCAACCGATTGGTGCCAGGCCGGCGTATGCAACTTCGATAACTACATCCCCGTGCTGACTCTCCCGCAAACCAGCTTCCCCGGATTGCCTGGGCCTCCAGACATGATCGGCATGTGGAATTCGATGGTAAGCAATAACATCACCGCCGGGGGTTCCATTACGCCCGTTGCGCTTACCGATGCGGCGGTGGTCACGTGGAACGCCACGAATCCCAACCTCAACGCGGCGACGTTGCCGCTCTACGCTCTGGCCGGTCCGCAAACCAACTGCGGTGCCGAGCCGCTGCAATCGTGCGTGCCGACTGCGGACGGTCTCACCGCGCGCACCATCAACCTCACAGGCATGGTGGCCGGAGGGCGTTACATGCTCGTCCTCAATGCCATGGGTGAGGCCGCCGGTGCGCAGACTGTCACTCTCGGATCGGGTTGCACCTGGCAATGGACCGTGGGAAATGTGTCCATGTCCGGAAATAGCTTTGTAATTCCCACCTGGGTTAATTTCAGCACTCTCGTGGTGTGGAGTTATGACGGCAAAACTTGCGCCGGCACTGTGGTTGACTAATCCACCGCATCGTGGTCTCGATGCCTCAACCCATTCCCAAGGAGGGAATATGAAATTGAAATTCGCGGTTTTCGGTTTGGTCTGTGCATGTGCGCTTGCGTTGGCTGTTTCATTTTCGAGCGCGCAGAGCGCACAGCAGACGCCCATCGCCTATGACACGCTGGGCCATCCCATCTACGGCGGTCTCGATTGCGTCTCCAAGACGGCCCCAGCGGTCTGTGCCAACGACCTCACCGGCTCCGTGGTTGTGGCGGCCGGCGCTACTACCGTGGTGGTCAATGACTCTGCGGTTGCGTCCGGATCGCACATCATCGTGCAGGAAGATTCCTCGCTCGGCACCAACCTGGGCGTTACCTGTAACACCACGCCGGCCACCGCTCCGCCCACCGTCTCGGCGCGCGTCATCGGTACCAGCTTCACCATCACCACGACCGCGCCTACCACCAACCCGCGCTGTTTCAGCTTCCACCTGTTCAGCTAAGTCGAAAGAGCGTCAATGACTCCGTACTATGAGCACGCGGGTATCACCATCTATTGCGGGGATTGTCGCGAGGTGTTAAGGGGGGGCAGCGTAAAAGCTGCTCTCCTCTGCACCGATCCGCCGTACGGCATCGGCGCGGCGCGACATAAGTTTGGCGGCCACGGCGTCAAGCAACACCACACCGGCTTGGCGGCCGGCAAGATGATTGCCAAACGTGATTACGGCGACGGTGCTTGGGACGATTCTCCGCCCGATGCGGAGCTGATAGACCTCATCCGCTCATGCGCGCCGTACCAGATCATCTTTGGCGGCAATTACTTTCAACTCCCACCTTCCAAGTGCTGGCTGGTGTGGGATAAGTTGCGCGGCAATACAGACTTTGCCGATTGCGAACTGGCTTGGACCAATCTCAACAAAGCCGTGCGCCGGATCGCTTATCGATGGAATGGGTTTCTTGTGCAGCCCGGCTGCAAAGATGTGCGCACACATCCAACGCAGAAACCGCAAGACGTGATGCGCTGGGCCATCCTGCAAGCGCCCGATACGTGTAAGTCCGTGCTCGATCCATTCATGGGCAGTGGCACCACGTTAGAAGCGGCCAAGGCCCTGGGCTTGTCTGCCATCGGCATTGAGCGCGAGGAGCGTTACTGCGAAATCGCAGCTCAGCGGCTCAGCCAGGAAATGCTCATCACTGTGTGATCCGAAATTGGCGGGCTTTTTCCATTCCGCCGCACAGTGAAGTTATGAGCACTAAGAGCATACCGGCGGCGCTTCCGATGCAGTATCGGGCCGCGAAAGTCGATGCGGAGCCGAAAGAGGGCGAACGGCTGTCTGGCCCCGATCCGGGCCGGTTTCGCTTTGCCGTCTCCAGTGAAACCCCTTACCAGCGGAATTATTGGTTTGGTCCGGGCAATGAGGTTCTTCAGCACGATAAGAAGAGCATTCGCACAGAGCGCCTCGATTCCGGCCAGGTTCCCAATAACTTCAATCACGACCCCAACAAACAGCTCGGCATTGTAGATAAGTACGAAATCAAAGACGGCCGGCTTGTGGTTGAGGGGCCGTTCAGCCGCTCGGCGTTTGCGCAGGAAAAGCGCCAGGACTACGACGACAAGATTCTCACTTCCGCCTCGGTGGGTTATCGCGTTCACAAGATGGTGCGCACTGCGGACCCGGATTGCACTTGCGATTGCGACGAGTGCAAGGCCGGAGATTGCGCTAATTGCAGCGATAGCACATGTGATTGCATTGCCCGCTGCGAGGTCCGCGATTGGGAACCGTTCGACGGATCGCTTGTCACCGTGCCCGCCGATCCCACCGTGGGCCAAGGTCGCTCCGAGTCCGGTGACCAAGATTTCCCGGTTGAGTTTGAAACCGTCTTGCGGCGGAGCGCCGATCCGGCTCCCGCTGCACAACCCGCAATCGTTGTTCCACCCGCACAGGAGAAAAGAAACATGGCCGAAACGGCTGAGAAAACCGCAGCGGAACTTGAGCTTGCGCGGCGCAATGACATCATGGCCGTTGCGACCGATTCCGATTTCCGCAAGTACGTCACCATTGACGAGGCCCAGAAAGCCATCGCCGATAACACCTCCTCGGACAAGTTCCGCGATCTGGTCTCGCGCAAGATTTGCGCCGCTAACGATGCCAGCAAGGTGGGCACCGCCGGCACCAACCTTTTCGGCGAGATGGATAAGTCTGATCAGAAGCGGTTCTCCGTGTTCCGGTTGGTTCGTTCACTCACCAATGCGGCCCGCCCCGGCTCGTTTTCCGCGTCTCTCTGCGATGCGGCCTTGGAGCGTGAGTTCAGCGATGAACTGAAAAAGCGCCTCAAGATCACCACGGAAGGCCCGCTGATTCCGGATTCCATGTCGCGCGCTCTCGGTACGCAGGGCATCGGTAGCGGAGCCGGCCAGATTGCGGTAACCTCCGAAGCCGCCGCCGTGGCCACCTACACGCGGCCGGAAGTCATCGAGATTCTGCGCAATCGTCCGCGCGTTGAGCAGCTTGGCGCGCGCCGCCTGGGTGGGTTGACCGGAGTTATCCGGTTGCCTCGTCAGTCCGGTGCCGGCACTGCGCAGTGGGTGGGTGAGGGCGCGGCTGTTACTCCGTCCGATCTCTCCATGGATTTTATTTCCGTGACCCCGCACCGCATCTCGACGCAGACCGCATGGACCGTGGAACTGTTGGCGGAAACCGCGCCCGACATCGAGGGCCTGGCCCGCGCCGATCAGGACAGGGTGATTCTGTTGGCCCTTGACCTGGCCGCGCTCAGTGGTCCCACCGGCGGCGCAAACCCGGTTGGCCTGATGAACCTCACCGGCCTCACGCTGCTTTCGCCTTCCGGTACTGCATTCGGTGATGGCGGCAAGCCGCTCACCTGGGCTGACATTCTGGCATTTGAATCCACCGTTGCAGCCGCCAACGCGGATGTGGCCACCTCCGGATTCATGTTCACGCCGGAAGTACGCGCCCAGCTCAAGGCAACGCCGAAGTTTGCATCCGGCTATGCTCTCCCGATCTGGGATGACGGCCCCAAGGACCCGCTGGGCATCGACACGCAAGGCCCCGCCGGCTATCGCGCGGCCGTCACCAACCAGCTTGCCAAGAACGGAACCAAGGCGGGCGTAACCGGCTCCATCCTGCACAACGCCGTGTTTGGCGATTGGGGCCAGTTGATCGTTGCCGATTGGGGCGCGCGTGAGGTGGTCGTCGATCCGTACACCCAGGCCGCCAGTGGCGCGATTGTTGTCACCCAGCGCGCGCTGCACGACATCGCTTGCCGGCACGTTGCGGCTTTCGTTGCCAACCCCTACATCGCAATCAGCTAATCGGGGTGATGCTTTCCCGGTAACTGTCCACTGACAACTGATAACTGACAACTGCGGGGCCGCGAGGCCCCGCCGAGGTGATCGATGCTTACAGCGAACAAAGGAAACAAAACCGTCAAGGCCGTGTTGCGGGTTGACATGGTTGTGGACGGCGAGCGCATGGAAAAGGGCGAAGTGGTTGAGATGTCCGGCCACAACTTCAAGTACCTTCTCCAACACGACCGCGTGGCCGAGGCTACGGGCGAGAACGTCGCCGCCGTCAAGGCGGAAATCAAGTCCACCGAAGAGGCCGCCAAGCGCGCCGCGCAACCGTCCACCGAGGAAGTTCTCAAGGCCCGCATTGCCAACCTCGAAACAGAGCTGGCCGTCGCAAAGAAAGGCAAGTAACGTGACGGCAATCACCCTCACCCAAGCCGGCGTTTTTAACGGCCAGATTCACAACGCTGGAGACACGGTGGACGTGTCCGACGGAGACGCGGCCTGGATCGTCTCCGCCGGGCGCGCGGTCCTGGCCACAAGCGCCACGGTCACCGCCGCAACCATCGCAGCCGACACCGCTGCGGTCGCCGCCGCGCAAACCCAGCTTACCGCCGATCAATCCACCTTCAACGCTACGCAGGACGCGTTGACCAACAATCCGAACTTCTAGGCGCGCTCATGTTTGGTGATTCCGATCTGCACGTATTCTTCGATGACTTTGGCCAACAGTCTCCAGTGATCTGGAATAACGAGCCGGCCGTGAACGGAATCCTTGATACATCTAGCGATGTTTTCTCACACGGCGGAGGCCCCGGCGGATTCGAGCGCAACACGATAGTGCTGCACATCCCGTACAACGCTTTCACGGCCACGCCCAAACCTCTTGACCCCATCACTGTGGGCGGTGTCTCGTACACCGTCCACTCCCTGCCTGAATCGCGCGACATGCAGGTTACAGAGCTGTATCTCAAGCGCACATGAGGCATTCATGCAAACCGGATTAACGAATCGAATGTTGCACGTTGAAAGGAACGTCAACCATGAGCAAGAGCGTGAACTCAGTCACCCTGTTGGGCAACGTAGGCCAGCCGCCGGAAACCAAAGCATCGCAAAATGGAACGTTGCGGACGACGGTCTCCATCGCAACCAACGAACGGAAGAAAGTTCCCAACAGCGATAAGGCGGGGCCGCAGTGGGAAGATCACACCGAGTGGCATTCGGTGATCCTCTTTGGCCGCCTGGCTGAAATCGCCCGTGACTATCTCCGCAAAGGTTCCAAGGTCTACATCTCCGGCCGCCTGCGCACCATCTCCTGGGAAGACGACACCCAACAGAAGCGCTGGAAAACCAACATCGTTGCTGAGGAGCTTGTCTTGCTCGATAGCAAGGACTCAAGCCCGGCCAAAGTTCCCGATGAAGCGTACAGCGCCGCCTTTTAACTGACCCCTGATCCCTGACCCCTGACCCCTGATCCCTGCGAACGGAGTGAGCTATGGCTCAGACCATTTGGACCCAGGCCGCAACGGCCATCATGACCACACTCAACGCCCACGGCGCGCCCGCTACGTTCTACCGGGCGCGCTTTGAGGCGGTGGACAACACTGAAACCGCCGGCAACCTATACCCCACCAAGATCGATTGCAAGTACGAATGCGCCCAGGACTCCGTAAAGATCGACGCCACGATGGTGGTACGCGCCAGCATCGCCGCAACCAGCGAAGTTGACCTGGCCGCCGATCCTATCGTGCTGTGGGCATGGCAACGCATCCGCATCGATCCTACCCTCGGCCAGCTTGTCGAAGATGTCTACGTCGATAACATCGAAATCGGTTACGTGGACAAGTCTGCAAGCGACCAAGTTTGCGTGGATATGACGATCCGGGTTGAAGTAGAGGTAGGACGGAATGACCCGTCAATCAATAAGACGTACGGCTCTCAGTTGTGAGCCTGGAGGAATAAGAAATGTCTTTGCTTGTGCCTACAGTAACCGTCACCCCAGCGCCTACTACCGTCACCGCAGTGCAGGCGGTTGCGGTCACTGTTGCCGTCACCGGCACAGGTGCCACACCCACCGGAGCTGTAAAAATCGTGAGTGGCGCATTCGCATCCGCCGCCGTGGATTTGGTGGCCGGCTCCGCTATCATCGCCATCCCGCCAGGCGCATTGGCGGTAGGCGTCAACGCACTCACCACAACCTACACACCCGATGTGACTAGCGATGCTATTTATACCGGCGGAACCGGAACGGCCAATGAGACGGTAACCGCCGTCAATGTGACGCCCTTAAAACTGCAAGGCTATCAAGCGCAGTTGGGCTACGTTCCGGCCGCCGGCGGAGCCATGCAGATTCTTGCCGGTCTCAAGGACCTTGACGGCGAGTTCAAGGCGGATGAGTTGGATTCGAGCGACCATGGCGGATCGTGGAAGGGTCGCATGTTGGGGATGCTCGATTTCACTGCTACCGCCAAGCTCGATTACATTGCCGGCGATGCCGGGCAGGAAGGCTTTCTGGCCGCGCTCATCAACCGTACGCCGCTGCAAATCTATCTCTTTCCGTTGCAGGGGACCGGCTCCGGCGTTGACGTTTACGCGGGAACGGTGGTCATTCCAAGCTACAAGTGGAGTGGCAAGATGAAGGATTTGCAAGACGCGACATTCTCGCTTGCCAACGCCGCCAACCAAGGGTTCACTATCACTGCACAGTAAGTTCATGGGCGCTCCCAGGTTATGCCTTCACCTGGGAGCTTTGAGGGAAGGGCCAGCCGCCTTGTAGCCGGCTGGCCCTCTTTTTTGTTCGGGGTGGTTTGGTGAGGACAAATGCAAAACGTAGTGCTCTACAAAGAACCGATCTTTGTTGACTTCGACCGCCGCCGGCGCGTGGAAATCAATCTTGGCTCCGAGATACTGATTCGCAACGCCGGCGGTAAAGAGGCCCCGGCCTGGGAAGAGGTGGGCCACCGCATCAACCCGGCCACGGGTGAGCGGGAGTGGGCGCTCGCCGTCAATGAAGACAACCTCCGTCTCTACCTGTGGGCGGCGCTGCAAGAGGACGCAAAGGCGCACAGCGAGACGCTCACCATGGAAGACTTGCGATGGTTGAGTGAGCGGCATAACTGGGCGGAGCAAGGCGTTTTGGCAATCCGCCGTGCCCTCAATCAGTATTACGGCGGAGCTTCCCAGGCGAACTCCAAGCCCGCTAAATCGAAGCGCGCCGCGCGCAAGCAAACCACATGGGAAGATGCTTTCCGCATCGTCTGTGGTGAGCTGGGGTTCGCGCCCGATGCGTTCTATCGGCTCCAATACAGCGAGTTGATTCTTATTCTCGAGGGCCGCTCCGCCCGTCACAAGCGCGAGACGCGCGAACGCCGTGAGGAGTCCGCATGGATGGTGAGCTGGCTCTTACTTCCCCACAAGAAACAGGACGCCGATCCTCTCACACCGGACATGCTTATGGGCCGCAAGCGCCGCAGCACGCCCGCGCCGGTGTTCGAGAGCGACGAAGCTAAAGCACGTGCGCTGGTAACCGCATTCAGGGCACAATCAGAAAAGGACGGTGTAACCGATGGCAAGTAAGGGCGGCGTGATCGTTGTCGTATCCGGCGAAGACAAAACCGGCGAAGTCTTCAACGCAATCAAGAGACACTTGGATGAGACTGAGGCGAAAGCCAAAGAGGCTTCCAGTTCCCTTGCAGGTATCGGACAGAGCTTGATGCAGGGCCTCCAATATGCCGGCATCACGGTTGGCATCGGAGAGGTTGTCAACGGCTTAAGGGAAATGGTCACCTCTACGATGGAGGCCGGCGTACAGATAGGCAAACTCCATCAACAAACCGGGATCTCGACAGATAGCCTTTCGGTGCTCAAGTACGCCGCCGCCGCCAGCGGTGTTGAGTTTGAGACGGTGGCGAAATCGGGAAAGAAACTTGCCGAGGCCATTCATGAGACGGACGCCGGCAAGCTCTCTGAGGGCTTCAAAATCCTTGGCATCTCCGCCGAAGAAGTAAAAACCAAGGGCAATGACATGTACGGCGTAATGGAGTTGGTTGCCGATAAATTTCAACAGATGCCCGATGGCATCGAAAAGAACGTTGCCGCCGTCAAGCTCTTTGGCAAGGCCGGCCAGGACATGATTCCGATTTTGAATCAAGGATCGGAGGCTCTTGAGAAAATGAAATCGGAGGCACCCATTTTCAGCGAGGATGACCTCAAGAAAATGGAGGACATGCACCACGCCCTGAACGATCTAGACGCCGCATGGAAGCGTCTAAGCCTCACCATCACCGGCACAGCAGCCCCGGTTATCACCGCCTATGTCAACGATTTCTCCGAGGGTATGGATACCATCATCGCCTCGGCAAAAGACATGTGGCACTGGCTTTCCGATGATGGCAAACACCCGCTCGATGAATACCTGGCACAACTTCACGCGGCGCAAAATCTTGCCGGCTCGACGGCGCATCCAACTGGCCCGGCGAAACTGCCGCCTACTGATCCCGAGGTGCTAGAGAAACAGAGTCGTGCCCGTATGCAGGCTGATCGCACATCGCTTGCGGAGCAACAACGCCAGCACGCTATGTCCATCGAAGATGAGATAGCTTTTTGGCAAAAGAGAATTGGTGCGTTTCAGCGTGGCTCATCTCAATACTTGGAAGCGTTAAACGAAATCAACCGACTCACCAAGGAGGTAGCCACTAAGAACGCTCAAGAACAAAAGAAGATCACCTCAGAATTTGTGAGCGAATCGATTGCGGACGCCAAGAACGCACAGAGCGAGAATGACCACATTACTGAGGCGATTACAAAGACGTGGGAAGATACCCTCAAAGCGCAAGAGGAATCAGCTCAGGCGGAGGCGACCGCAGCAGAGGTGCGTTCCGCTGCCACCGCTAAGGTTGCCGAGGCTGCCGTCGAGCACGACAAGGCCGCTAAATCGATCAGTGAGGAGGCCGCCGCCCAAGCGGTAG